ATGCAGTTCTTGTCATACTTTGCACACCAGTTTGTCCGTGAGAGTACGACGGAATACCTGTTGATTCATCAGCAAGTTGTCTAAACTTATCGAACATCATCATGTTCTCTGTTGCTGTATTTGGAAACTTAAGTCCATGTACAGCTTGTCCAGGCATACCTGCTTGTCTTCTAAATATTTTTCCAGGATACACATCCATTGACTGACCAGCTACAAGAGCTGATTCATCTATGTCAAAAACAAGTGAACCTGATAGTGCAAGGTTGTCAATAGCCATCCTTGCATGTCCATTCATAATTGCTTGAGCATCTGACATGTTTTCTGGAACACCGATACCAAAGAAACTATAAGGATTTTTTTCGTAAGGAAAAGAATGATAAGGTATTCTATAAGGCTTAAATGGATTAACAACCATTCTTAAAACCTTATCTTCAGTTACCCAAGCATTAATTTGTAATTCAGACTCTTCTGTAAACTCCTCTGGAATTTCCATACCAGAAGCTTCAAGTACTGACTTATCTACAATACCCCAATATTCTAAAACTTCAAATCTAGTAGAGGCTTCTGTAGAATCGTGAGTATCTTCACCTAAATCTAAACTTGCTTCGAAACTTCTGTTTTTATAATTGGGTCCTTTTTCCAATACTTCTAGTATTGCTTTTTTATCAAAGAATGGTCGGTTCAGCAAATTCCTTAATTGATTTCTATTAAATTTATGTCGCTGAATTGTGAACTCACATTCTTCAATATTCTTAGCATTTGGGTCAGGATAAAAATCCCAAAGACTTACATGCTCTACCTTCGGTACCTTTACTTGTTTAGGTGCATATTTATTAGCTCCCTCTTCACTCTTATTATAAACGTGAAGAGTTTTATTAAAAGTAAAAGGTCCTTTAATAATTCCAGTACCTAACAGTACGGATTCAAATATAGAATTTCTTAATTCGCTACCACCATTGGATTCTTCAATCTCATCGTGTATTAGTTTTTCCATACGACGAGCTGCTATTTGAGCTGGTTTTATTTGTGGCATCTCAGGCATAGGTGCTGGACCTTCTTCAAGGTCTGCTCCATTATACTCTTTTCTAAGAGATGCTAAAAAATCTTCGTTAACAGTTTGAAGAGTAGCTCCTGGTTCTAGGGTTTTCCCATCCCCTTCAAAACCAAGGGGAGCGATATCTGGTGTTGGGGCAGGAGTCTCACTTGAAATACCCATTCCCATCAAGTTTCCTTCGATAGATGGTGTGGGTTGTTGAAGACCGTCACCTAATTGCTCTTTTAATGGATTGAGATGTGCAAAAGTTGCTACACCTTCTGGTACCTTAGTCTCTTCTACAGAGATGGGAAACTTATTTGCAGAGAATAGGACATCTGTAATTTGTCCATAAGCTGCTAAAACCTTTGTTTTTGTTACCTTTACAAAGACTCTTGATTTTTCATGGTCTCTAAACTTAACGTTTTTAAAGTATTGTCCACGATAGTTGTGATATGATTCTAGCCACCTATCTTCTTCAGTTCTTCGAGAGGACTCAGCATCAGAAAATTTATTATAGATATACGCAGAAAGCCTTGATTTTTCTTGCTCTCTTGCTATTTCTTCTACGCTTTTCTTTTGTATATCATCACTATTATTATTATTATCTATAGCCATTTATCCCCATTAATTCGTTAAGTATTTATAAAATCTCGTAATTTCTATTATACAGTCATTTTAACTACTTGTCAAGTACTTTTTTATTTAAATATGGAAGTAACCATTTATTATCTCTAAATACTTGTATTAAATAATTAGAAAGACTGTTAACCACTACTTCTTCATCATTATCTGAAGATAGTGGTTGACCCTCAGTATTAAGCGATGAGATATAAACACATCCGTGAATTATCTCATGTAGCAATGTATTTGCCTCATCTATATCAGAAAGTCCAGGCTGTATCTCAATTAAATTTTCTCTATGAGTATATTGACCAAAACAATCTGTCATGTTTGATTTTTTAAATTGAGGTGCTTGTTCTTTAAGTTCTACATCTGCAAACCCTATTCTTACTATTTTACCGTTTAGTTCGTTTTTCTTATTTATCTTTGACATCTGAATATAGATACTCCTTCTTTGATTGTCTGAAATTATTTGATTTATTAGTGTCTATATCATCAACAGATTGACGACACCATTCTCTAAAACTATCTTCTGGTCCACCCATATCATTTAAACGAAATACCTTATAAGGCTGTAGTACTTGTTCTATGTTTCGTTTCTTTCTATATTTTAATAACTCTTCATATGACATAACCACATCATAAACTTCTTTTGTTTTTTTATTTCTAAATGTATAAGTAGGCATTTTTAATATCCAAAAGTTGGGTCTGAGGGAGTAAATCTTTTTATGTCGCCCATCTCTCTATATGCACTAGGCATTCTTGGCCTAGACATAATTAGATATCTTAATGCATCATATGCATGGTCAGATGCTTTTGTATCAACATCCTCTGGTCTATTAGGGTCACATGGAATACTTTGTAACTCTCTAATTAAATTTACACAGTTAGACATAATTTGTAATCTTGGTCTTCCTGTTTCTTTATTAGGTTTTAATTTTTCGTGTATTTGTATTTTACCTTGTATTCTATTTTTATCTGCTGGTCTAAGTTTATGTCCAGCTCTTACTAAAGTTTCACCAACTGTAGGACCTGTTGTTCCTGTTCTATTCCAAGCAGCAGTATCAAGAACACCTTGTATACTTTTACGCTCTTCTTGTTCCATCTCAGTTATTAGTGAAGCAAGGTCTTCACCTGTTAAACCTTTTTGATAAAGTTCTCTATAAATAATAAGAGTATCATCTTCAGGGTCTAAGGTTGCCCACACACAACAAGACTCAGCAGCGTAACCATAATCAATACCTTTATACTTTTGCCAATGATAAGGTATTTGAAATGGAGGTATGATATGTTTCTCTACATCAAACTCTGCAAAGGCTGCACCTTCGCTAACATCCCAGTTACCTTCCATTAATTGTTTTCTTTGTACTGGAGGTAGTGATGCTAACATCTGCTCGTATCTACCGTCTTCAGCAAGATACGGATTATCATCAAGTCTTGCAGGAATAAACTTACGACTTAAACCGTCGTTACCTTCAAAACTTTCATTAGGTGGTGATGGGTCAAGATATCTCTTTTTTACCCAATGGCCACCAACGCCTCCAGGGTTTGCAGTACACCGAATATAGGTTTTAATTTCTGGGTCAGTTGTCCTCAATCGTGATTGCAAATACTGAAGTGGAAACTCAGTTGGATACTGAGTTAACTCGTCAATTCCTATCCAACTATAAGCTTGTCCTTGATATCTGTACACATCAGCGTCTCTATCAAGATAACCAAACTCAAGTAATGCCCCAGAAGGAAACCGCCAAATCTTTTCAACTTCTCTAAACTTTGCTCCAGGAAAAGCTTTTGGATAAAGTTCTCTTGATTTATCTATAAGCTCTCGTAGTTCTGGCATAGACCTTCTAAGTAATAATGCTCTATGACTCGGTCGATGCATAAATCTTAATGGGTCAACTAACATTGCATAAGATTTACCACCACCTGCAGCTCCACCATATAACACATCTTGTTCTGGTGCGGCTAAGAAATCTGTCTGTGGGCCTTTGTTAGGTTTAAAGACAATCGATTCTTTGTTTTCTTCTATAAAATCTTTTACCTTTGTAGGTAAGTTCTCCTTAGTGCTTTCAGTTAACACAGGAGAAGTTAAAGCTTCTTTAGTATCTTTTAGTTTTTCTTTTTCCTTATGAAGCTTAACACTTAACCTTTCAATCTTTTTTCGTTTAGCTTTTAACTCTCTAGCAGCTTGAAGTTTCGCTTGATGCTCACGAGTTAAATGCCTTGGACTTTTAGAACCTTTAGGTCTACCTGGTTTTTTCTTTTTTATCTCTTCTTCCATTTTTTCTTTTTAATCTTTCATCTCTTTGTCTAAAAGATTCTTTCATACTGATATCCCAAAGTTTGTCTTCTTCTGTCCAATGTTCATCAAATGGTTTTCTTTTTTCTTTTTCTTTTGCTCTTCGTAGTAATTCACTTCTTATTTTAAAATCTTCTTCCATATAATATAAATAATCAATAGATATTTTTTGATAATAAACTTCTTTCTTTTTTCTTTTCCTTATCTACTATTTTCTTTAAACCAACAGCAGAGATACTTCGTCCTGTTCTGTACTGAAGTTGTTCAGCTGCTCCACGAAGAGATAAAGCACCATTTATAATATGTCCTTTTGCTTCTTCTAGAGCACTGAGTTGTTCAGGTACTGGCTCCATAAATCCTTCCATGCTTTCCGATTGCTTATAACCAAAAGGAATAGTAGAACTTGTCTTTCTTTTATAAATAACTTTATTCATCTTTTACTTCTTCGTATTCAGCATCCTTTGCTTCTATAATCATTTCTTCTTTATCAGGTAAAAGAAAAATACCACCACCCATATTATGAGTAACATCAACTCTTTCTCTTTTGCTAATGCCGACTCTATCCAAAAGAGTCTGAGCCGCCTGTAACTTAGCACCTACTTGAGGAATTGGTGCATCACTATCAAGTACATCCACCAATTTGGCTGCCGCCTTTGGAGCACTATGGGCTAATATAGTATTTGCAACATCTACTACCTCTTCCTTTAGGGAATCAAGTACAGCATAGTAAGATGTAGGTTCATAACCTGCCACTACAAGAGCCTGTCTAGCGTCACCTTTTGCTTCACCAGCAAGGGCACTTAGAAATTTTTCTTGTTTATCAGTTAGTTTTCTTTTCTTTTGATTATCTGTTGTTTGTAAAAAACTCATACTCCCTATTATAACATCTAGTTAACACTTTGTCAAGTAAAAAATAATTAATTTTGTTGTTGACAAAACCGATAACTAGGTGTATAATATAATTAGTCCCCCTGGGGGCGGTTATATACCTATCATACCTTATATAATCTATGAAGATAAACCACACCCGACCCTTGTACTCGCAGTGGGCGAGGTACTGGTTAACATTTTAAGTCTCTCCCAATATTCCCCCTATACATTGCAACCCCCTTTGAAGTGGCTCAGCTACTGGTTAACACCTTTATCTAGTAATTTTGTATGACATTGCTATATATGGGTATGGGGGGTGGGGGTGGCTCTCGCCCTAACCTGCCTAGCCTCAATAGATATGTCAGAATCTATGACCTATATTCTATATATTTAAGATATTCTAACCCATTGATAGAATATCATGGAATTTTTAAAAGTCAAGCTCTAATTATGTATAAAATTTATATCTAGTTTACATACATATATCAAAAATCATACACATATTATATATTATTCATTTGACTAATATTTTAATTTAATCAATAATTTACAGCATTTATATAGATATATTTTTTAGATATATATTTAATATACATTTAATCTATTTTTATTGTTGACAACCTTTTTTAATAGTTTAATTTTGCATCATTATATAAACTTAAAAAAAGGAAAAATTAATATGACTTTTAAAAATAAATTATTACTTGGTAGATTTATCAAATTATATACGGGATATTGTAAACTAAATAATAAAATACCTACATATATTATAGATAAAAACAATAGACAATTAATAGATATAGAATATAGTTCTAAATAATATATACAATAATTATATATAACAATTAGCCCATTACTAAAACAAATTCTAGTAGTGGGCTTTTTTATGTTTATAGTGTTGCATAAATATCACAAGTGTTTCATAAATATCACACAATTAAAAGTGTTCATAATTCATTAATGAAATCAATAAGTTAAACAGCGAATGAATAAACTTATATTTTTTAAATAAAATATGAAAAAAAAATATAAAAAGTTTCTTTTAATTTCAATGACTTAAAAAGATTAGAAAAATTAATATAGATTTTTTTAAATATTATGGCATATTCTAATCATTATGAAAAATAAAATTCACATAACTAGAAAAAATCATAAAAGATTTATTTCATTTAAGAAAAGACCTGATAAAAAGCAAAGAATGAAATTTAAAACAGTTATAAAAAACAATGATTTTAAAAAGTCAATAAATGAATACAAGGCATTGACAAGCCGAGCAAGTGCGAATTATGTTTTTCATAGAATGAGTTATAGAAATGAAACAAGTGGGAGTTTGGGCAAGTTATAAGAAAAAAAAGTAAAGACCTGATATAATACGCATAGATGTTTTTAGGCAATTCTTAAAAAAAAAGAATTTTAGAAAATTTTTGATAGTTTTTATATCTAAAATATATGACTAAAAAAAACTATTAATTTTAATAACTAAAAAGGAATGAAAAAAACAATGAATGAGTATATAAGAGAATTACATGAGCATTTAGCAATTGCTCGTAGTTTACTAGAAGATAGCGAATTAGTAGATTGTATTGAAGAAAATAACCCTGATTGCATTTATGATACTTATA